ATATGACCATCGTAATCGATAAAGGGATATGTTTCCCTGTAGTTGGGATCTACGTTTAGAATAGCCTGCCACCAAGGTCCAACTCCATCCCATCGAACCAGCATGCTGCAACCCCATCTACCGGCCTGAGTCCACCAGATTTGTTTTGGATGTACCCGATAATCCCAAATTTCAATTTCACGTTCGCTATCATAAGTGCCAGTAGCAAACTCAGTATATTGATGAATTTCGACTTGTCCTCCAAATTTATTATCCTTGGTTGCCATTCCTGTCCACCTAGAGAATTCTTTATTACCATTTTGAGAAATGGTTGGCCAATCAGGGATAATGCCTTCACTAATAGATGTTACATTAATTGTCATTATTTTCTCCTTTTATTTTTTTATCTTACCGGAACAGGGTCTGATGTCATCCTGTCCAATAGAACGTTGTATGCCATTGTTACGCATTGTGGAACAACTGAGTTTCCAAGGGAGCGAAGTCGGTCCACCCTAAAGGCAGACCCATCAGTGTCTCCACGAACTGTGGGTTTAGGTAAACCTGATTCAAGCCATCTGCTCCACGCGTCGTCATCTGTTCTCGTAGGTGGGAAGCATCCGTAAGTGTTGTGCCATCCTTTGATTTCCAAGAGTCCTTCTTGACTGTTTCTCTCCGAGAATTTCCAGCGTCCCTTGCTGTTGGTGTTGGCCAAAGTGCTGCCCCCTCCAGATTCTCGTTTCCTTTGTGACCACTTTCCCTTCGTCCGTCCTTCAAGCTTTCTGGTCCACGACTCCCATCCCTCGCATTCGGGGTTGGCCACAAAACAGCCTGAACTGTCAAATTTGTAATACGATTCTCCGCTCGTTTCATCCAATCGATATTCGGCCCCACTTCCTTCCACATGTTCGCCGTTGGGGTTGCCCATTGCTTGTCTTCTGAGTTGTGTGTACAGGCGCGTTCTATCCAACCATGGTTTAATGTCGATGTCCTCCCTGTGGGCAAGAAGGAATAGCCTTTGTCGTTTATGGGGCGCTTGACTGTCACTTGCGTTGAACAGACCCCATTCCGCAGCGTACCCCATTTCGGCAAGATCGAAGAGAATTTCATAAAGGCCTCTGCTGACGAGACCGGGCGTGTTTTCAATAAAGATTTGGCACGGCCCGCAGTCCTGACTAATTCTATAAATGTAAGGCCAGAGCCATCTTTCGTCGTTTGTTCCTGCATGCTTACCGGCATACGAAAAAGGTTGGCAGGGGAAGCCCGCAGATAGGATGTCCACGCATCCACTCCACTCTGCGCTTCCGAAGGATTCAATATCGTCCCAAATAGGCGCGACATCCATTGTCTGTTCTTCCATCCTCGCCACGAGAATGGCCGCAGCGAAGGCATCCCTTTCGACGTAACCCACAGTCTTAACTCCGAGTGCGCTTTGAAGTCCAAGGTCGATTGCTCCGATACCAGAGCAGAGTGATAAGTGTCGGGGGTGTATAGCCATGTCACTAATGTAGTGTATCACAAAGAATGGTTGATGTGGAGGAACTGAGGGGGATTTAGCGTGAGCCGCCGAAATATTCCACGGCGTGGCCTTCTTCGATCAGTACGTCGTTTAAACAAAGACCGTCGTGATTTAAAATGCGTCCGAGAACGCGGCCGAACTTTCCTTTTTTATCTAAACTAGTTTCGATGATAGGATTCATTCCTGTTTCTTCGAAAATCCAGTGACCAACAAATTCTTTTGCTGCGAGACCTAAAGCTTTTTCTTCTAAGTCTCTGGTTCTAGATTCTGGAGTGTTCACTCCTGCGAATCGAACTCTAGCTTTGTATAGAATGTCAAACCCGAGATCGAAGGTTACATCGATGGTGTCTCCATCAATTATTCGATCAACATGGGCATTGTAATGAAAAAGTTTGTTTGCAGCCATATCATTAGTGAGGAGCCCCATACCATTCAATTAGAGCCCTAAGGCAAATAATCGAAGACGCGGGGCTTCTCTACGAAACAGTATAACACATCTAAAATTAAATTTCAAGCATTTAAGGGCGTTAGGTTTTTTCCGGCTTCTTATCCATCTTGTATAGATTACAATTGATACACCATAGCCATTGTAAATGCTGACCATTGGTTAATGATGTCATCAAGTCGGTTGAGATCCAGTGATGGTCAATAAGTTTGAGTTGACCGTTTTGGTAGGTACAGCACTTGTTTTTCAGGTGTGAGCTAAGAATTTTTCAAGACCTCAGAATTGATATGCACTGTAAACATGCCTCTCAATTCTGCTACGTCTTCCTTAACTCCACCTAGTTCCCTGTAAACAAGGTCATATAACTGCCCTACCTGCTTATATAAATCTCCACGCCCATTCTTCACGCCATAGTTTTGATTGTTATATTTCTTTTGGCGAATATATACAATACAAACTGCGGCAATATTTGTAATGGTTAGGCCGAATAGGCCAAACCAATTAGTTGCATCCATTGAGTCCTCCCCGGAGGCTGGCTTTAAGCGCCCTAGTCCTCCGATGTATGAACTCTATTGTACTATCTGTAGAATTATAATTCAAAGAATCTATGACCAACTTTTAAGAACTCCAATAATTCATTACTGCTACAACAAGCATTGTAATTAGTAGCAGGGGAGCCATAACTACAAGATACCCTATAACATCGATTAAAGTATTTAAATACTTTTTATTCACCGTCCTTGGGCTTTCCATACGTATGCTTTAGCGCAAAGAAGAATACCGCTGCTAATAATAAAACTAGTGCAAAGTCTTTCACAGTTCCTCCCCCATGTCAGTCATCGTTGCTCTTTTGCCTTCTCCCATACACTGGAAGCAGAACATCTTCAAAAACAATATGTGCTTCTTCTGAAGAATAGTACAGTTTCACATACGCTTTTCTTCCTTCATAGTCAAAGGCTGGGCAGGCTTCGTACCCGCACACAAAAATAGCCTTGTAGTGATGCACATCTTGATCAGAATGAATAGCGTTGACTAATTGCAACGGCCGGCTGCAGAGATAGCAATCTCTTTCTGGATAGGGGAAGTCCTTTATGACTCTACCAAGAACGGCAGCGGAACTATACTGGTTCCTCATCGTCATTCTCCAGACTGGCTATAAAGTTAAGGATCTTTTCTAATTCTACGGGGTTGTCTCCAAGCCCCATATTCTTCATTCCTTCTATAGCATTAAACTTCATAGCCTGAAGCATACAAGTAATCATGTTATCTAAACTGGAGATACCCAACTCCAGTCCACCGATTAATAGACGAAGGTGCATTATGTTAACTTCGTATTCGTCTCCCGGTGACATGATATAAAATACCGGATTAAGTTCTCCCTCACTGTCTGGAAGAAGTTTAACGGTAAGGCAGATTTGTTCAATCTCTGATACGTCTTGCCCGGTTGCTGGAATGATTCTCAATGTCTACTCCCTACGCACTGCCTGAATAACTGGTGCAGTAAGCATATGTATCGCACATACCATTAGTACAATACTCCAGTAGTTTACCACAACACCCGTTATTTTGAAAGACAGCCACGCTGGTAGCGCTACAAATAGGTCCCATAATACATAAGCGAAAAAACTTCCAACGGCTCGTTCCATGTACTCATCCTATCATAAACTGGCTCAAATCACGGCATTTGAAAAAAAACTCTCACCATCCACCAGCCCCGTCAGAAATCGTGCTACCCTGATTTCGTAGCCCGCGAGCAAGTAACTAGCTAGTCGCTAGCTTTCTATGCTATTTAAGGTATAATAGATATTATGGGAATGAGATACATAGCCACAGCAGAATGCGATGATTGTCCACCGACACCTGTAATCGATGAAGATTATATATCTATTTGTAAGATAGATCAAGACTATATCGGTGTAACAAGGTGTCAGTACTGCCGTAGGCCTATTCAATACTGGATGTCAGAGAAAGATGCTTTGGCGTTTGCAGAGTTAGGAATTAATATCCTTACATGGATTTAAAAACAGATATATCATGGTTCACTCCACAGTCTATGGACGCTACCGGAACTTCTTGGAGAAGCAGAGGATACACTGAAGTATCACTGAACATATTTGAATCTCTGAGGAGTAAAGGGCAGCGGGTGCTATGGAACGCTACTGGCACTAAGTGGCACGTAAACTATTGTTTACCATACTACTTCCAGTTTGAAATGGAAAATGTAGTTGGATATACTCCGTGGGAGTTTACAGCAATACCTGAAACTTGGGTTGATCAATTTAATCAATGTAAACAAATATGGACAACTAGCGAGTGGTGCAAGGCAGTGTTGGACAGTTATAACTTGAGTTCTCCAGTTCGTGTGCTTGCACACGGTATCTCCGATGATTGGGCGATAGAGGAAAGAGAAATTGGTGACAAGTTTTATTTCCTACATGTTGGTGGAGAGCTTCCTAGAAAGAATATGGATATGGTAGTTAGAGCGTTCAAAGATTGCTTTGAAGGAGATTCTGACTTCCAGTTGATTCTTAAAACTGCTGGAGTAAAAGAAAACATTCCTAATCTAGCGGAATATGAACAGCATCCACAGATCACTGTGTTGCATGGGTTTATTCCAAAGGATGCTTTGATATCTTTATATCGCAATTGTCATTGCATGGTGTATCCGACAACCGGTGAGGGTTTTGGGTTGATTCCGTTTCAGGCGATAGCAACAGGTATGCCGACAATCTGCACAAATCTTACCGGATGTGCCGATTTCGCTGATCTGTCCATGCCTCTTAACGCAGAGTGGATCGATGTTTCAGAGCAGGATCTTGAAGATTTTAATCTTGTTGGAACCGGCGCTCAGATAGCAGATCCAAACTATGACCATCTACTATTACTAATGAATAGTATCGCTGAGGACTACTATCCGTACAAGGCTAAAACCATGCGAGGTGCCAAAGTTTTACATCAATATCAAACTTGGGATGACATCGTTAACGAGGCTCTAGATTTTCTAGAAATTTCTTAAAACCGCAGGTCGCTGACTCGCTTCTGAACCCGAACCATGCTAAGATGGTATTTCTGCACCCACTTCATGGGTGCGGATATTTATTTAGGAGGATTTGTGGCTGTTGTAAATGAAATCGTAGATACCGCTAAGCGTGGAGAAGTTGAGTTAAAGGAACAGGATGGAACAATTAAGGTTCCGTCCTTTTTTCACAAGAGTGGCTATCAAGGATATAAGATATTTTTAGATAGGTATGCGTTGAAGGCCCCAAAGGGGGATGTGTCTGTTGGGGATATGGTGTTGGCAATAGTTGCCTCTGATCCCAAGTGGCCTGTCAAGGAGATTTCTAGGGTTAGTGAGGTAAATGAAGATGGACGATCTGTTACTGTAGTAACGTATCATGGTGATACTTTTGTGGTAGATATTGATTTGATTTCAAAGCCGTTGGAACACGATGTAGATAGTGTGAAAAATAGAGTTGCTCGTGCATTAGCCGAATGTGAAGATCCTGCTGATGTTGATGAAATTGAACGCAAGTTTAAAGATATTTTATTTGATTATTTTATCCCTGGAGGCCGCATTTTAGCCGGCGCAGGAACCAAGGGGTTGACACTTCAGAACTGTTTTGTGCTACCATGTCCTGAAGACTCCCGTGGAGGTATTTTTGATAGTGTCAAAGAGATGGCGGAAACGCATTCGAGAGGTGGAGGGGTTGGTATCAATCTTTCTTCTCTCCGTCCTCGCTATGCTCCTGTTATCGGTGTCAATGGTATTTCTAGCGGGGCTGTCTCTTGGGGAAAGATGTACAACCTTTCTACGGGGCTTATTGAACAAGGAGGCTCACGGCGCGGCGCCACGATGCTGATGATCAATGATTGGCATCCAGACATCGAAGAGTTTATTAGCATTAAGCATACTCCCGGAGAATTCGAAAATGCTAATATGTCAATATGTATTTCTGATTCTTTTATGACTGCATTGGATAATGATGCTGATTGGGATTTGATTTTTCCTAATACCAAGGATCCTGAATACGATGAGCTTTGGGATGGTAATCTGCATTATTGGCAAGATGTATTAGGAAAAGAAGTTAATCTTTACAAGACTGTAAAAGCTAGAGACATTTGGAATCAAATTGTTTCCTCTGCTCATGCCTCTGCGGAACCAGGACTGCACTTCCTGGAGAGGTCAAATAAGATGAGCAACTCTTATTATTTTGCTCCACTGGTTGCTACTAATCCATGTGGAGAGCAGCCACTCGAGGCTTATGGTGTATGTACACTTGGGGCTATCGATTTATCGAAGTTTGTTCATGTCGATCAGGACTCTGAGTTTGATTGGGATGAGTTCAGGTATGTAATCAAAAATTCTGTTAGATTCCTTGATAACGTTATTACTATCAATGAATATCATTTTGATTCTATCGAAAAGAATCATCGTGGAAATCGCCGCATTGGTTTAGGGGTTATGGGTCTTGGTGAATTGCTTATTAAGATGAGGCTTAGGTATGGATCTAAAGATAGCCTTATCTTTATTGATGAACTATTCAAGACGATGGCCGTCGAGGCGTATCAGGCGTCTATTGATCTTGCAAGGCTTAAGGGGGAGTTCAAGTTGTTTGATACCGAGTCGTATCTCAGGTCGGGATACATGAAGAGAATGCCTGAAGATATTAGAGATCAGATCAAGAAGTATGGTGTTCGTAATGTTTGTTTACTCACAGTGGCTCCTACTGGCACCACTGGTACGATGATGGGTACTTCAACTGGCATTGAGCCACACTTTAGTTGGCAGTATACACGAACTTCTAGGCTTGGAACTGAAGTTGAAACTGCCCCGGTGATTGGGGAACTCGGGTTGGACGTTGAGAGTCTTCCAGATTATTGTGTAACAGCCATGGACTTGAAGCCAGAGCAGCATGTAGCGGTTCAGGCGGCCATTCAGCGTTGGGTTGACTCTGCCATTAGTAAAACCACGAACTGTCCATCTAGCTTCTCTGTTGAGGATACAGATAAGCTGTATAGATTGGCTTACGAACTCGGGTGCAAGGGGATCACCATCTATCGAGATAGCTCTAGAAGCGAACAGGTTTTAAACCAAATGTCTTTAGAGTTGGAAGATGATGCTGTATGCAGAATTGATGATCCAGACTGCGTGTCTTGCGCCCTATAGGATATGAATAAACCAGATGAATACACAACATATTGGTATGAAAGTCAAGATGGAGAGGTTGAGCCAATAGAAGTTAAGGCTTCGGACAACCCGCCCGTACAGATTAGAATGCCAACCGACACGGGGGTTGTCGAATCGTTTTTTCTTGTTGACTACAATTTGGACGATTTTGATACAGTATTGGATGATTGAATTGCTTTTTTAGATGAAATATGATACTATCGCTATTAGATGAGTACACATAGCTCACAAAAACGCAAGAACATCATTGTACCGCAGTCAGCATTCGGCGTTTGTTTATGGAAAATGCCAGATGGTGGCTTTATCGCGGATGGGGATGGAAACTATATGTGCGCTGAAGGCATGGTGGGTGACCGCAGGGTTGAAGCGCAGATGGCGGAGGCTGCCAGATACTGGGCTGGAGATGACAATGGCGGGAAGCCACATTGGCTTGATGGTGCTAGAAAGGTGTCTGATTCTGAACGGGAAGAGCAGGAGGGCCGGTTGGGTGCGGGACTTTTGCCTGATCCGGTCGAGGATGCTATTATCGAAGTGGCGCCGTATAAGGGGGGTGCTCGATGAATAAGGGCAAGAAGAATCCGCAAAAAATTGAAACTGAACTTGGTGGCGGGATACTGAACCAAAAGAAGAAGAAGAATGGAAAAAGGAAGGCGACACGATACCTAAAGAAGGTTAGGAAGAACCATGAATGAAACATCTTTTATAGAAGAAGACGGTGCTGATGTAGAAATTGACGATGTTAGCTACACACAGGTGACTAGTCAGTTTGTCAACACTGATCCTTTTAAGAAAATAGATTTATCCAAGCAGTCCGCCAAGACAAAGAGGCGGTATCAGAGGTTACGGAAGGCTGCACCTAGCAAGCCAAACAAGGGTGTTGGGGAAGCCAAGTCTCGCTACGTTGATCCAGATTCGATTGATGGGTATGCACTGTATGACGTTATAGAACCACCGCATGATTTAAACATTTTGGCTGACCTGTACGAAACCAACACTACTCACTTTGCCTCGATTAATGCTCGTGTAGCAAACACGGTTGCTCTTGGATTTGCCTTTGAAGATTCCGACAAGACGAAGCGGCGTGTTGAGAAGGCAAACACTGCACCAAAGAAGGAAAAGATTAGAATCGAGTTGGCTCGAGAGCGTAAAAAGCTATACGCCTTGCTTGATGATTCAAATATTGAAGATACGTTTTCTGAAACGATGATTAAGTTGTGGACTGATTACTTAACCGTCGGCAATGCA